GCTCAGGCCGTTGAGCGCGCCCATTTTGAGCAGGGCGTGGGCCTCTTTGCCCAAGGTGGTGTCAAGGGCCAGCTGGCCCTTGACGTACAGGCCCTTGGCGTCTTCGCGCATCTCTGTCCACACACCAATGGGCTGGTCCATGTTGTGCTGCCAGAGCATGGCGGGCATGGTGTTTTCGCTGGCGTGCTGGCCCAGGCTGCCCTTGAAGGCGCCGGCGGCGATCACGTCGTCATACGAATCGCGCACGCCAAAGACGGAGCCGTATCCTTCAATGGTGCCGTCGTCGCTGGCGGCGCGCAGGTCGAGCGCGTAGGCGCGCACCTGGCGGCCACCGGCGGCGCCGTCTTTGCGCTCGGGAGCGCCTGGCAGGCTGGCGTGGTGGGGCTTACGCATCGGTGGGGTTTTGAGGGTCTTCATTGCTTGCTCCTTCGGAGCTGTTGCCGCCTTGCATGTTCAGCGGCGTGAGGGGGGTGTCTAGGCCTGGCAGGGGGTCTTTGCCCTCTTCATCGCGCAGCTCGTTGCGGGTGTAAATGCCCATCTCGGCCATGGTGCGAGCCCACTGGGCGCGGTCCCGCATCGAGCCGGCGCGCATGTAGCGGGTGTCAAATTCAGCGTAGAGCGGGCCACTGCCGTCCAGCAGCATCTCGTCCAGCCTCTGGCGCCAAGCTTCGTGCCAGGGGGCCAGGGTGTGCACCAGGTGGGCTGCAAAAAAGCTCTCGCTGCTGGCAAAGCTGGCCGTTTTATCCGAGTGGCCAATCATGATCGGGAAGACGCCGAAGGCGCGGCAGATCTCCTCGATCTGCAGGCGGCGGGTCTCGACGGTTTGGGCGTCGACATTGTTCAGTGCCGTGCTCATCCACTTGGCTGAGCGGTCCATGATGAACGGCAGACCGGCCCTGTCCGCGCCCTGGTGCTTGCTCAAATATTTGGTCAGCCGATCGTGTTGTTCTTGTGTGAGGTTGCCTTCGACGGTGTAAACGCCGCTCGGGCGCATGCTGTTGGCGTGGATGGCCGACTGGCTGCGTTCGCTGGCCATGGCCAGGCCAATGGCGCTGGCGGCCAGCTGCACGGCGTCAAGACTCTTGGCCCACTCCCATTGCAGGTTCTGCAGCTCAAACACTTCGTCGGGCTTAAAGGTTCCCACCATGCCAAATTCGTCATGCACGATGTAGCGCAACTCGTAGCGGCTGATTCGCTGCTTGGTCCAGTTGCCCGGGGCCACGGGGATCAGCTCGCGCACACGGTTGTTGTCGCCCTTGACCTTGATGCTCAGCGCCGAGCCGCGCAGGGCGGCATGCAGCGTCATCATCTGGCGCCACTCATAGCTGGTCTGCCATTCGTTGGGCCGGCGGGCCAACAGCCGGTATTCCGGGATGTTGGTGGCCAGCTCGCGCTGCCCGTTGCCTTGTTCGCGAATGACCTGCAGCCGGGGCGTGGCACAACCCTGGGCGATCACCTTCACGCACGCGAGCACAGTGGCCACCTTCAGGGCCGCCTTGTCGTTGACCATGAGCCCGGCCACCGTGGTGGTGCCGGTCCCGTCAATCAGATCGGCGATCTGGTCGTAGGTCAGCTCGGCGGCCTTTCGGCCAAACAAGCGTTGGAAGAATTTCACTCTTGGGTTTCCCAAAATGAGGCGCCTTGGGGATCGACCGCCAGCGCTCGGCCCAGGGCCATCAGCATGGCCATGGGTCCATCAATCTTGTTTTCAGGTCGCTCTTTGGTGGGGGCGTGCAACTCATTGAACTTGCTCACCTTCACCACCAGGTTGCTCACCATCCAGGTCATCACGGGGTTGCCGTCATGCACCAGCTTTTTTTCCATCACCAGGTTCTCAACCTGCACCAGCGGCGGCGTAAAAAACGCGGCCCGCTGGGTAATCTCAACCAGCGGCAAGCCCTCTTCAATCAGCTTGGCCGCAAAGTACATGGACAGCGCCGGGTCAAACGCGATCTCTTGCACATCAAAGTGCCGGCACATCGAGCGCAGGTCTTCGGCCACCACGTCAAAGTCGGTGATGTCGCCGTCAGTCACCTCTACATAGCCCTGCCTGGCCCAGCCAGTCAGGTGGGCATTCCCGCTTTCGTGCACCGCCAACTCGTTGAGGTACAGACGCGTGTACACATGCCACCTGCCCTCCACCTCAAAGACCAGGCTCATGGCCGCAAAGTCCTTCTTCTGCGCCAAGTCCAGACCGATCCAGGCGGTCGCGCCGTAATGCTCGGCCAGGTTCTCGCGCAGCGCGGGCTTGGCGCAGCGGTCCCAGGCCCGCATGTCCATCCAAGCGCTCTCACCGTTGACCCACACATTCAGGCGCTTGGTCAAAAAGTTGTTCAGCGCCGAAGGCATCGCCTCGGCCTTGCGGCTGGCGGCGGCCATGTCGTCAGCCAGCACCGACTTGCCCCAGTTCGGGTTCGCCTTGGCCCAGCTGCGCGGGTCGTGCGGGTCATCACCGTCGTCCAGGGTGTAGATGATCCCGAACATGGTGTCGTCTTCGATCACCTTGTCCAGCACCTTGGTCACATTGGTGCGTCGCTCGTAGCAGATGCCCGATCGATCGGTGCCCGCCGTGGTAATGGTCCACAGCAGCGACTGCTCGCGCGCACCGCGCGCCGTGTCGATCACGTCGTACACCGCCCGCGTCTTGTGGGCGTGCAGCTCGTCAATCGCCGCGAAGTGGACATTCAGGCCGTCCAACGTGCTGCCCTCGGCAGCCAATGGCGCAAACTTGCTGGATGTGGCTGCCACCGTGATGGCATGCTTGGTGATCGCCACTCCCAGCTCGGTGCGAAGGCCCGGCGTGCGCTCGGCCATCGCTTTGGCGTCATCAAACACAATGCGCGCCTGGTCGCGCGTGGTGGCCGCGCTGTACACCTCCGCGCCCTGCTCACCATCGGCCGCGAGCATGAACAGCGCCAGTCCGCTCGACAGCGTCGACTTTGCGTTCTTGCGCGGGACCTCGAGGTAGACTTCGCGGAAGCGCCTCAATCCCGTTTCACGGTGCCGCCAGCCGAACACGGTGGTCAGCACAAAGCACTGCCAGGGCTCCAGCTCGATCAGCCGGCCTTCGCGCGCCCACTTGCCCTTGATGTGCGGCAGCAGCTCGATGAACTCGCACGGGCGGCTGGCCAGGTCTGCATCGAACACCCACGGCCAGTCGTCGCTCTGCTCGCGCTCAAGGTCATCGAGCTGGCGCTGGCAGGCAAGCCGCACCCATTTGCATGCCGAAATCTTGCCCGCAACCACCGCCCGGGCGTAGCCCAGGGCGGCCTGCACGTAATGAGTCACGGCACCACGCGGAACTTCGCAAAGCCGTCGAGCTTGGCTTCCATGCCCGGCAGGCTTAGATTCGGATCGATGTAGTTCGACGCCTGCACCCGCCCACGGGCTGCAGGGCTCAGGCCGAAGTGCATCAGGTAGCGGTTCACCTGCTCCCGGTGGCTCTTGATGAGCTGCACCATCACACTCTGCTGCGCATAGCCCGAAGGCGTCACCGCATGGCTGGCCTCATACACCGCAGCCGGGTAGTCCAGGCCCTTATCGTCCATCACCCGCCTGACCTGGCCGCTGAACGCCAGCTCCAACTCCGTCAGCCGGCCCTGCGCCTGGCAATAAAGCCCCAGCGCCGTCCGGTCAAGCCCGCTGATAAGGCCAAGCTCCTCCAGCAGCGGCGTGATCCGCTTCCACTCCTTCGCCGCCTCCTTGCTCAAGTGGCGCGGGGCCGACGGAATCTCAATCTTCGGATTGACCCCCGCCGTCAAGTCCAGCGCCCGCTTACCCGGGTTACCCTCGAGCAACTTCAGCGCCGCAGGCTTTGGCAGTGGTCCACGCGATCCAGTCATGTTGTCTCAATAAGTTGGGCGACGCGCTCTGTTCGGCGGGGTGTTACAAGTCACACCCTTACTTGTGGGTCACTTCTGACTCAACCAGCAGCCGCCTTCACCCGTCAGGGGGAGTACCCCCCCACCAAAACCCGCGCCCACAAAAATTTGGGGAACCGATCGGTTTCCGGTGGAGGGGCGGGAAGATTTGACCGCCCCCCCCCTTCGGCCAGGTCGACCAGGTCGGCCGGTCAGGAGCGAGCGCGACGCTGGCCTTGCAGGCGCTCCTGGAGGCTTTTGCCCTGGTGGCAGGGCTCGCACAAGCCCTGCACGTTGTCTTCAGTGTCCGTACCGCCTTCGGTCAGCGGCTTGATGTGATCGCGCTGGCTGGCCAGTGTGACTCGGCCCTGCCGCTCGCACTCTGCGCACAAAGGCGATCGACGGAATAGCTCAGCGCGCAACAGCTGCAGCCGTCGGCCGGTGATCCGCTTGGGCGCCTCGGCCGGCTTGGCCCAAGCGGGCTTGGGGTGTTTGATGCAGCGACCAGATCCGTCGCGCACAAGGACGCCGCAGCCGGGATGCGTGCAGGGCTTGGGAGCGGATTTGGCCATGGACAAATAGAAAGCCCCTGCGAGCGGGGGCAACGCTGGCAGGGGCGACGGTCTCGCGTCAAGCTATGTGAGCGTCAGGGGGGAACGTGTCACACAGCCTGCCTGAAATGTGCCATAAAGGTCTAATTGATAAAAGTCCCTGAGCAGGTGCATCGCGCTTGCTCCTTCAGACTTTGCTGACCCGCAGCGCGGCTTGTTCGGATGCGGCCTTGCTGGCCTGGCGGGCTTGCGCTCTCAGGGTGAACCATTGGGCCAGGGCTGAATCGGCAGCTTCCAGGCGGGCTTTGATGGTGGATTCGGCTACGCCGAGGATGCTGGCCACGCGTTTGATTTCGTAGCCTTCGACGTAGTGGGCCCGCAGGGTCAGGAATAGGTGAGGCTGCGAGGTGCGCAGGGTTTGCACTGCGCTGTCGGTCAGTGATGCGTCGAGCTCGTCGATGGGCACTGATGCGCCCCAGACGTTGTTGCAGGGACCGAGCCGGGCGAAGGCGGTTTGCCTGGGGTAACCCAGGGCGCCACTTTCGCGGCGCTGGCACCAGCGTGCCCAGTTGTCCAGCCGGTCTTTGACCCATTGGATGCGCGCCATCATGCACCTCCCTTGGGCTGCGCCTGACCTGCGGGCCAGACCACCAGGTAATCTATGCCGAAGGTGACCATGGCATGGGCCAGATCGCGCTGCAGGTCTGGTTGGGCAAAGGGCGCGCCGACCACGTGCCCCGCCTCCATGGCATAGAACAGGTCGGGCTCGCCCGCACAGGCCCGCTTGACCCAGGCGTAGGCGGCATTGCCAACCTCGGCCGCCTTGGCCTGGATGGCCTGGTAGGTGCGTGGCATCTGCGCCCTGATGCGCGCAATGTCGGCCTCGACCTTGGCCCTTTTTTCATCTGTGGTCTTGGGAGTGTCCATCTGTCCAGTCCTTTTAATAGAGGGTTAATGGGTGTGGGTGAGTGCACGCGCGCGAGTGTGCGCAGGTGCGCCTGTGCACGCCTGCGCCTGCTGGTGTTGGATGTGGACAGGTCCCGGTGTAGGTAGGCAATGCAGCGGCTCGACCTGCTCCATTGGCCATTTACCGTCCTCGCAGCCCCTCTATGGGGGGCCGTGGACACCTGGACACTTGGCCACTACGGCATGGTTAAAACCCAGCGCAGCCCTGCGCCTGCGTGCGGGCAGCGGCTCTTGCCGTGCTCGTTGTCGAGTCCCAGGCCCGCTTTGGACGTGAGACCCGCACACAGGCGCCATTGAGCGCCTTGTCCGTGGTGGTTGAGAGGGAGGTCAGAATGGCTCATCGTCGAGCGCGACCATGGCTATTGAGGGCCTAGCTGGCGCAGGGGCCAGCGTAGGTTCGGATTCTTGGAATGGCCAACCCTTGGGCCGAAACCAGCCTGCTTGTCGAATCCCGTTGATCTGCTTTTTCCGGTATTCCCAGCCCTGCTGGTTCATGAAGGTGCGGATCTGTGATTCAAGGCCAGCGGTTGACTTGCCCGGGTCTACGTTCAGGGCCTGCAGCAACAGCGAGAGGGTGACAAATTCGGTCAGGCCATTGACCTGCGCCTGAATGCCGGCGGCTGCGCCCTCGCGGGTGAGTACATGCAACAGCTCGCTGGTAACGCCGGTCTCCATGAGGCGGGCGTCTTGC